ATATAGAAAGGAAAATTCGTGATTATGTTTACCACGAAGTAGCGCCCACATGTCATTCAATCGTTGTGCCGTGGCTCCCTGATGAGATTCTTTAAACCTAACTCGGAGAAAGGACAATCCTGATGCAACATATTCAAACATAGCGTTAGCTCCTGAAAATTTTTAATAGATGATGAGTCTGGTGTGTGGCATCATCTAAAGCATTGTGATATGTGCCTTCACGGGATGCTTCAGGAATATTAATTACTTCTCGCATTGTGCGATAGCATCTATTTTTCCAAGGACTCCATGGACGTTTCATGTCAACTGACTTGTATGCATTTTCCATGATGACATTATCGAAATCGGAACCACATGCCCATGTGGGATATTGTTGAGTTCCATACCATTTGGAAAATGCCGTTAACGCATCAATCAATGACAAATTGTTTTTACGCAATGATTCCAGAACTTCTTTGGGCTGTGTGCCCCACCAACGAATTGTGTCCGCGGAAATAACCAACCCATGTGCCTTGCAATCAGCAGCATCCACGGTGCAGTAAAATGTGTCTACAATACCTTCTTCAAGGGTAAATTTTACTGCACCAATGGAGCAAATTGCTGCATTTGATTCAGTACTCATTGTTTCCAAATCAATCATCACATTGATGGTCATATCACTTAATCAGATGCATGAATTCAGAACGAAGTGCGGGGTCAGCTTTAAAGGCACCACCCAATTTAGAAGTGATTGTGCTACAATCATGATCTTCAACTCCACGAGCCTTCACACAAAAGTGTTCTGCATCAATCACAACAGCAACATCAGCAGTTTCCAGAATGAATGCCAGTGCATGATAAATTTGTTCAGCCAATCTTTCTTGAACCTGTGGACGGCGTGAAAAATATTCCACGACACGATTGAGCTTACTGAGTCCAAGCACTTTCTTCCTAGGGATGTAGGCGACATGCGCCACACCTGAGATGGTCACAAAATGATGCTCACAACATGAGGTGACATTGATACCTTTCTCAAGCACCATTTCATCATACCCCATCTTGTTTTCAATGGCAGTACATTTCGGAAACATAGCGGGATCAAGACCCCAAAACAATTCATTCACAAACATCTTGGCAACACGCCGCGGACTATCCATGAGACTGTCATCAGTCAAATCCATGCCAAGTGTTGTCATGATCTCAGTGAAGTGCTTTTCAATCTTCTTCACCTTCTTGTCTGCAAACTCACCTGTGTCATTGAAAGGTGTTTCAACACCCAACTCTAGAAGATGCTTATGCACCTTTGCCCCAAGTTCCGGGTCACATTTACCCAAGGCGTTGCGAATGGCGTTTGCGTTATACCGCTGTTGTGCTTTCATATTATCTCCCGATAATGTTGCCAAAGACATAACAATGATTTCGTGTGGCAACCTTGTAACCACGGTTCATTGCTTCAATACATAAATCACCAATACTTGCATCTTCTTGCACATCCTTCGTGGCGCCAACAGGCATCACCCATACAGCAGGCATGTTGTACTTACATAGAAATCTAATTGAATTCACATGTTTGTCAAGTTCATTCCAGTTTTCTGTTGTACCATTACACACAAATTTTAAAATGGATGTGCTATTGGTTAATGTATACTCATGAATGTTTTCTGCGTTCACTACATGGTTTTCACCAGATACCGTGAACAATTTCGGACTCATTGCCCAATGCCAACGTGTTTTTCCTGATGAGAGGAATGGGAATTCTGAGCTAATGAAATTTCGTAGTTCATCAGAAATGGTTTGTGTGGCATTGGTTTCCACTGTGACAATTGCAGGCGCATTATTTCTTCGATGCAATTCACGAAGAATTTCCATCATCGCCTTTTGCTGCATCATGGGTTCACCACCTGTGAAGCACAACATGATGGGTTGTTCGGTTTTTGGATGAACGAATAATCCTTCTGGATTATGTTCACTTTTATTAGCGGCAATCAACCGATCAGCAATGTCTGCAGGGTTGGCGTCATGTGCCAGATGTTTGAAACGCTGTGACCAGGAATATGATGAGTCACACCCAAACTTCCATACAGGAAGATCATTGACACTTTTTACTGAATCCACATCAAACGTTTGAAATGGCAATTCATATGTGGATGGATCAGTTGGATTTTTTTGTCCGAAACCGTTGCAATTTAAATTGCAACCAAAGAATCGGAGCCAAACAGAAGGTGTGCCTGCCAATTCAGCTTCACCTTGGAATGAATAGAAAATTTCAGAATATCGAATACGCATTAATCACCTCACATAGTATAACAAGTAATATACACATTATTTAGGAATTGTCAATCTTCAATCGTATTCAATTTCCACGATGTTCACCTTTTCCATTAATTCATTAACCAATTCATTTTCTTCCATCATGGAAATTTCACGTTGATCAGCATCTTTTTTCTGTAGATATTTTGGCTTTCTTTTTACTGTGGTGTCTTTCTTCACATCATGCAATTCTTGATTGGCTAAATCAACTTGACTTTTCAAATATTTTAAAAATCCATTGTCATAGCTGCCTTCATCATGGACTTGGCGAATAATGCCTTCCACATCCATGGATTCAATGTATCGGTATTTGGTTTGAAGATGCCGTTTTTCTTTTTGAATCCGCCGAACAAATGCATAATATGCGATTTGTGTGAAATAGGCGAATGGATTACTGGACTTGGCGGGATCAAAATTGTCCATGTAAATTAAACAATTTTCAATTGCGTCGAGAATCATATCTTCCCGAAAACTGTAATTGATGAAATTGCTTTTGTAGGCAAGATGATTGGCAATTTTAATGAAACAATCACCTATGTAATCAGGAACTTGCGGTCGTTGTTCATTTACAGCTTTAGCTGCATGAACTAGTTGTTTAAAATCAATGAGTGATTGTAAAAACTTTTTATTATCAATGTAATGTCGGTTTTCATCCTTCTTCATCTTCGCCATATTGTTCTCCATGATTATCAATGTCAATTATTCGAACTTCACCTGGTGTAACTTCACGGAGAAATTCTATAACAGCGTTAGAAATCTCCAATCTTTTTTGTGTTTCAGTTACATGAAACATGTATCTGTCATATTGTTCTCGTACTTCAGGTTTCAAATCGCCCATGGTAAGAACAATGTCAGCACTAATCACAAACTCGGTGCTATCACTCAATCCAATCCAAGGACGCAACATGAAACTTTCACCAATAACTTGATTGTCTTTGCGTGTTTCACGCATCGGAACCACCTGTACAGGTAGATTTAAACATAAATGTGTTTCAGTTGCCGATGACTGTATATCTTGTTGCATAGTACAGATGATGGATTCACCTGTTTTCAACCGAATAACTTTATAAAAATTATCATTGTCCATGAAGTGGTACCGTGAGAAATTTATACGAAAATCCTTCTTCATTGTATATCTTTACACGTTCAATTAAATGTAATAATGTATAATTCTTATGTGTCTTCCAAGAAAGATTGTCCCCGATATCATATAATTTACAACTTGCCTTTTGTTCACCAAGACGGAGTCCACGACCGATACTTTGTAAGTTTCTGATGCGAGATTTCGTTGGAGAAGCAAATATGACGTTGTGTAAGTTTCTAATATTTATCCCAGTTGAAAATGTACCGTAGGACGCTACAATGATGGCATCATGTTGTGTCTCGGTGATGGCTCGGATGTTTTCTCTATCTTCTGCTTCAACACCACCATGAACAAAGAATATTTTTCTGTTACTAGCAATATTATCTTTCAACAATTCATATAATATTTTTCCATGTTTTTCAACAAATTGAAACAACAACAATGTATTTCCTTTTTGATCCAACACTAAATTTCGAATAAACAAATTTCTTTTCGGATGAGTAACCAGCCAATCCAATTCTTGCTGGTAATTGAAATTCTTACATAGTTGTTTTTCTTCATCAGAATAATCTAGTTGTAAACAACAAATTTTCAACTCAGCCAATTGGTTTGTATCCATCAACTTTTTCGTAGTTGTCACTTTATGAACAGCACCAAATAATCCTTCTAGCACAAGTCGATGAGTTTTTGTACCATCCAATGTGCCTGTTGTTCCTATTTTATACGGTGCTTTGGTACACTTATGTAGAATGGATGTTAATGATTTGGCTTTGAACAAATGACACTCATCTCCATAGATCACATCAAAGTTTTCAAAATAACTTTTCGGCATCTTGTAGATGCTTTGCCATGTGGAAATCACCACGGAAACATCGGTGATTTTTTCTTTGCCCGAATAGATCCGCGCGCAGTTCTCAGATACTTTCCAATCCGACGTTGTAGCATAATCAGCAAAGTCACCATACAGTTGCTCCACCAATGAAGTTGTGGGTACAATAATCAATTGTCGCCTGTTGAACTGTTGATGCCACCGAACAAGTGTGTAAATGATTAAACTCTTTCCACTTGCTGTTGGTGATAACAGCAATGTTCGTCCTGTTGTGATGGCATGTTGCACAGCATCAAGTTGATAATCTCGAATGACAACAGGCTTTCCATTTGAATGATAATTCAACGATTGTATAAAGGTGGGTAAAGAAGCAATATCATCACTAATGAATTTGGTAGCATCGTGAAACTCATACGAATTGTTTTTACAAAATTCTCTAACATACGGCAAAAGCCCGACATATAATTCTCGGGTGAAGATGCTCAATAAACGAATTTTACCATCCCATAGTTTTGCACGATATTGTGGTGTGAATTGAGCGCCTGGGACAGCAAACGTGAAAAAATCATTGAGTTCAAGTAACACATCAGGATCAGCATCCACATACAAGTACACATCATCTTTCTTTTTCAATGTGATTTTACTCATACGCCACCATTGGTGAACTTATACCATTCAATTGAAGATTTGATATCCCATGTTCTGCTGTTAATGCTCTTGATGATTTGTTCCAATTGATACAACACAGTTTTAATATATTCCAATTTATCCATGGCACGAATCATATCATCATCAGTGTTCATGGTGTCTTCCATTTCATTTTTCAATGGACGATTGCTTAAAAATTGATCCCATCCAAGTTCCACCAATTCTTCTTTGGACAGTTCACCCCGATAATAGCGTTGCTTGAGTTTCCGCAACCGCAAATAATCCGCCTCGGCTTTCCGATATTGAAGCCGGGTGGATGTTAACATGTTAAGATACTTGGCATGCAGTTCAGGAACTCGGGCAGCACTTCTTCCCAAATTGGTTTGATCTATTTTACAATCATCCACCCAAAGACTTTGAATTTCATTCAGTTTCATATCCCTACCTCCACGATATATACAAAATATAAGAGATGTTAGCTATGCTGTCAAGTCTTTGTGATTAAACTTTCCACGGTGAAGTAGTTGTATTTGAACTGCGCCTGTGCTGTGAAATATTGGGTGCTTCCAGTTGACACATCGAAATCCAACCCAGATAGTGATATTGGAAAGCAGTTGATGAAATTCAATCTGGCGATGGGGTGATTGTTGGAATCCAATGCCAACAATGACGCATCACTGAAATCCGTGGAGTCGGTGTTTCTGACAACTGGTGTGCCATCCGCCAACCGCCCAGAAGGATTTCTTCCTGGATTTTTCAAAATGGATTGATTTTCAAATCGTTGTTGAAACCGATCGTTGTTATCAGGTGCTCCCAGATCCAGCAACCAATTGTACAATTCAATGTAGTTTGCCATATCTTCTTGGATCATGAACCGTATACTCAGTTCACCGTAGGAGAGTTTTTCACCTGGATATGGAAGATCCAGCAAAGGTGTTTGTTGAATTGCATATCCCAGATTGATTGATGGGATATTGGCAGATTGGCAAAAGTATGTCACCTTTGGGAGATGTTGAAGCACAAAACGAAAACCATTAGGTCGTAGATAATCCAACTTGGTTGGTTGACGATTTTCCCATGATGCTTCGGGAAGGGTGATTTTCTGTGATGTGATAGTTGTCATTGGATAAACTCGTTACTTGACATCCCCTTGACAAGGTGTTATAATTACTATGTCTGGGATAACATGAATAAACCTATAGAATATTTATACGATACACAGCAAAGCAAAAGGAAAGAGAGAGTCCCGAAGAACTCTCCCTTTTCTTTTTTACTGCTATGATCATTTACAGAAGGTTTGTAACCTTCATGCGACGATAGTAGTGGTTGATATTTGATGTGAATGTATCTTGGTCTGCAGCACCTGTTTGTAGACCGTTCGTTGTTACGAATGGATTTGACACCATGCCGTACCGTGTCTTGAATCCAATCTTCGGCTGGAATGAAGATGGATCAATGGCACGAACCATCTGGAGCGGGATGTATGGGCAGTAG